CTCAGGGTAGCTCCACTTCAAGAACTGAAACCACAACAAATATTACAGAGACTATACGAACAACAAACTATAATTCTGGGTACACATATTCAGTTACAGGATCAGGTATCGAACATGATGGATCGACTATCTCTGCTCCAAATGCAACTGTTACTGAAACTATAAATGGTACGACATATACATGGACAGGTTTAGATTTAGGAGAAAAACCGAATTGGTCAATAACAAACCCAGGAGATGCTTTTCAATTTACAGAGGTTTATACTCCACCTGGTTTAGAGTCAGTTTCAGATATAACACGCACGATCCAATCAGAAAGCGTAACAGATACAACTACAATATTCTCGCAGTAATAGGATTATTATTTGGGAGTCCAGCGTTTGCTAATACCTCAAACACTGCTGCTCCCTCTGCTTCTGCTAGTGGATCTGTCTCTAATTTCGCAACACAGGTTTTACAAGGAAATACGATAGAAAATCATTACGGAAATGGTATAAGATGCCAAGGGCCACAAATGTCATTTAGCCCATTCATAACCACTTCGTTTAATCAAAAGCGACCACAAGACTACACGTATGATACCCCTGTCTATGATCCAAGCGTTGATGAAAATGGTAATCTAATCAATCCAGGTGACATTTTGTATTATCAAGAAAATTACAGTGGTAATAAAGATAGTTTAGGACTTAACTTTGGGGCTGCATTAACATTTACTTTTCCATTAGATCAGAGATTTCAAGATGCCTGTTTAAAGTCTGCAACGACTCAAGAAAAAATACAAGCTCAAATATTATCTAAAGAAAGATTGAACTATGAACTTGCCCGTTTAAAAAATTGTGGGGAGCTAAAAATTCAGGGCATTGAATATGCAAAATCAAGTATCTACCACAAATTATGTGAAGATGTAATAGTTAAACCAGTTAAGAATCAAGTATTACCGCACACTCATAAATTAGAGTAGACAAGTTACGGGTATTAAACTTATCTACGAATAACTATTCTACCTTATCTTTTTTCTTTGTCAGTTTCTTAATTACATTTTTAACAACTGGTTTTACTAAATTAAGAATGATCGGAGCAGAACAGCCGACCAAAGCAAGACTAAAAACCCCAGTAAACTGCTTAAAACTTGGAATGTATTGAGAGATGAACGGTACGTCTTCATACAAAGTTATACATTCAATCCCATTTTGCCCTCTTTCATAACCAATAACACGCTCTAACTTTTTATCGTTACGAAAATCTCCAATTTTTTGCTCTTTGTTACTAGGGCAAGGTGCTATTTTTAATTCTTCATCTTTTTGCTTTTGTGTTATCTGAGGCTTTTGCTGCGGAGGTTGTTGTTGCTTTTGCTCCTGTTGTTTCGCTGGTGCGGTGTATTGAAAATTTGCAGGGTTATATTCAAGAGGTTCAAAGCTAGGGATACTAAAAGTACCACAGGCTTGATATGTGCCTAGTTCATCTTCATTAATAAGTCCTGTAAGGTTATTTCTATGTGCATCAACACAACCTGGAATATCTACAACTGGTTTATAAATAATATCTAATATCGGTGGTTGTACTTCCCAAAGTCTTATCTTTGGAACGTAAATCTGTTTTATTTCAATTTTTGGTATCTTCGTCAAATCATAAAGGCAACATAGGGCCAGTTACTTTTGGCATTTTCTTATCTATCTGATTTGGTAATATCTTATTTACACTTTTCATAACCTTTTCCATCATCATCGCTTCAAATTGTGGACTTGTTACCCACTTGTAGCCAGCGTAGCCAGCCCCAATAGTTGTTAATGAAATTACAAATGATAAAATGGATAGAATAGATGAGATTTTATTTAACATGATAAAACTTGCTGTTATTAAAGCTATGTCAGTGATGAGTATAGCTCTTATATTGCTTATTATAGGTCTATCACCTTTGTACGTCACCTTAAGCCTTATGACAAGGCAGATGCAAACAGAATCTAATTAAATTAAAATTTTGTATTTCTTTTCTCTATATAATCTAAAAACCATTGATTTGGATCATTAGGATTAGAAACAGGTCTTGATTTTAGCTTTTTTATCTGCTTTTCTAACTCATCAGCCACTAACCAATCCATGTGTTTCATAACCTGTCCTAAAAGTTGACTTTCAAATCTTGGACTTTTCATATATAAAAACACCATCAACCCCGATCCAAATGTTATTCCTGATGTAATTAGTGCTAAAACAGCTATAAAACGTGTCCTTATCCGACCAGATGTGGGTTGTGACTTTTCCAAAATTTAATTAAAGTTTGCCGTAAAGTCCTTCAGCGTCTTGTTTTATCTGTTCTTTATCTTCTTCAGAAATATCTAAAGCTCTATCTGCTATTACTGCTTCAATCTGAATATTTCTTACTTGCAAACTGTTAATCATATTAGTAATCTGTTGAATCCTTTCTTTATTTTCTTTAAGTTCAAGTCTTAGCTTATCTGTTGTTGGTTTTGTCATCTTTTAACCTTTGTTTGCTATTAGTTTAGCTTTATATGCTGATTTTACAGCATCAGTCCATACGATGCCACAAATGCTCTTTACATCATCTGGAATTGCAGTAACTCCATCAGGTTCTTTATCTAATGGATTATCAACTAAATTATCAGAAGCATCGAGAGATCCACAAGTTAAAGTATATCTTTCATAAGACCTAGAACCAGGAATTTCTACCCCATCTCTTTTTATTACTGTGGCTTTTCTTATTTGCACCGCTTTATATTCACCAACGATTTGTATTTGGTCGTATTCAATAGATTCAGTTAGTGCCATTAGGATTAATCTCCGATTAAAACAGGTTTAGGCTTAGTTTAACGACTTAGCTCGGTCTAAGTTGCGGTGAAATATGTAATAGAACCACGAATAGCTGTGTCATTATCAAAATCTCCGTTATCCATTGCATCTGTATCATCTTCTGCCCCAACAGTATTTCTTAATTCTAATTCACTTGTACCACCTAATGCAGCGAAAACAATATTAGCGGAATCTGTTGCAATATCATTCCAGAAAGAGGAGATACCACTTGCTTCAACACTTGTTGAACTTAAAAGATCTTCTACAGCAAAAGGTAAACCAGCTATAGTTGCGTCACCTGATGCCGAACCTTTACTTGTTAATGTAAAACCAAAGTTTACTGTTACCTGTCTCCCAATTTTTACATAAGACCCTCCACGCATACTGCTGTAAGTAATGCCTGTTGTAGCACCCCCAAACTCTAGTGAAGGTGTGAATACACCTTCCTCATAATCATCTAATTGGTTAGCAGCAGCAGTATCAGATCCAAATGTAATACCGCCTTGAACAGTACACCCGAAGGTAGTGGTTTCAAAACGCTTTACATTATCTTCATACAATTCTACTGATCCATTCTCAACAAAACTTGCAAGAGTTTCACCATTAGCTCCTCTAAAATTTATTCCATTTGCGTCAATAAATAAACTACCAGTGCCATCACCTTTTTGAATAAAACTGTTTGTCGAGTCATGATATACCTTTAAATCTTGCGAACTTCCTACCTGTAACTTGCTATTATCTGGTAAATCAAGTCCATCGGCTGATGTCTCACAACGCTTTACATTATTGTGGTACAACTCAACAGCACCATTATCAAGAGCAACTACTGCGTTTTCACCGCCCGCTACTCTAATAAAGAAATCATCTTGAGCTTGTATAATAATATCATCACTAGTATTTCTAATAAACAAATCATTAAGTGCATTATCAATGTAAGAGTGTGCAGAATCGTGATAAATCTCTAAATCTTGGTTATTACCAAAAGTTGCCTTTGCATTATCAGCAAATTCTAAGTTATTATCACTTTTATCAAAAATTATATTTGCACTAGCACCTGTAAAAGTTACATCTCCATCATGAGTTGCCCCGTCATCAATTACTGTCCCAGTTACATTGATCCCTGTTGAACTTACATTAACTCTGGTAGTACCACCTGTAGTGATATCTAAATTATCAGCGGCACTTGAAAATATACCTGTGTTTGTATCATCTCTAAAACTAATAGCTGGTGCGGAGTTTGAACCATCTTCAAGTGTTAACGTACCATCTAACTGAAATAAAGTTATCCAGGCATCATTAGCAGAATTTCTAATCTTAAGCAGTCCAGCAGAAGTATCAGCCCACCACATATACGCGTATTTCGTTGCTGGTTCACTACTACTAGAGTTATTACTGACAATTGCAGATAAGGCATTATTAATGTCTGCTCTTATGACACTCCCCGTTCCATTTGAGATTATATAGTCATGTGTTGCCATTACGTTTCCTGTTTAGTTGTATTTTAAGTTGAAGCTAAGATAAAAGCAAAAAGCTCACTATATCTGACACCATAACTGTCACTTACTTTTGTTTTATTACCATCTTCATCTGTTGTAAACATCTCGTCATAACAGAACATACCATAAGTAGCTGGATCTAAACTCTCTGCCTCAAATGCTGCTTTTATTTCCTGTGCAACTATTCCAAAATGTATTCTTGCACTTTCACCTTTAGAGGTCACAGCATCTTTAAATCTGTATTTTTTCAATTTTCCTTTTAAAACTGTTGCCACTCTTTTTTCTGCATCAGTTATAGATTCAAAATCTTGTTTCTGTCTTTCATCTGATGTTTGAATAGAACCATTCGTTGCAAAAACATCATCAAATCTATTACTTGATGATCCTAAATCCTGAGAATTATCATCAGAGGGTATAAAGTTACCACCAGATGTAAATTCAAATTTTTTACTTACAGTGCCAGCAGTTGTGGTTGTTCCTACTACTAAAGAATAATCATCATCAGTATCACTAGTTTCTTCTTTGAAAGAGCCAAGAAAACAAATTTCCTCTGGATTGTCATCTCCCACCTCTTGTTTTCGCCATGATATTTTTAAGCCTTCACCTTTACCTATATCAACTCCATCTCTTTCAAACGAATCAAGACTAATAACAGAAACAGGTGTTGTTTCTGTATTAGATGCGGAGCGCATACTTCTTGATAAAGTAAATGGTGCGGGTTGGTTATCATCTGTTGATCCACTACCTCCTCTTACTGGAACGTCATAACCTGTTGTTGTATTACCGCTGCCATCTTTAACTCTATTTACACTGCCCTGTCCAACAGAAACATTGCTTGCCGTGATTCTAATTCCAGCAGCTTTTTGTTCCAAGTTTCTTGGGCTGCCAGTTGTACCTAAATCACTTTGATTTAAGGTAGTTGGTGTTCCAGAACTTCCCTTTATTAAAAAATTGGTTATAAATCCTTCATAAGTTGCTGAACTTCCTAAACACCTTATCGGAAATTTTGGCCCCGACACACAATTAAACCCATCTAAAAGAAAATTATTTGAAAAACTGGTACTTATATAAAAACCTTTTTCTAAATCAGAGAAGCCAAAAATTGATAGATTTTGTATTAATACATTAGATGCACCAAAAAACAATCTAAATACACTGTCTGAGCTAACTCCGCCACCACTCTTAACACCACTACCATCAAAAGTAGTAGCTACATAATCTTCAAAATCATCAGCTAAATCTAAACTTCCATCAGAACATACAATATTTGCAAATTGCACATTTTCATAACTTACACATCTAATACAATAATCAGGATTATGAGTTGTTTCACTTTCTCCAGTTTTTGTATTTTTTATCTCCAATGGAGCAATTATAGTTACGTTTGAAACAGAAACATTTCGTGCTGTTGGACTTGAACCAGTAAATCTTATGACATTGCCATCGTCATCTGTAATTTGGTCATCTTCATCTTCATTTGCTGTTGCTGTTTTGTAAACAACAATATTTTTTTCACCAGAAATAGTTGGTGCGGCTGGTATGTTGCCTGATGTAAAGGTAAGTGTCGTGCCAGATACTGTATAATGTGTTGTTATAGTTTTTAAAGTACCTCCAACATAAACTCTTGGTGTATCTCCAAATCCTGAAGGTAATGTAAAAGCTGCGGTAGATCCATCACCTGTAAATCCAGTACTATCATTTCCGTGAAAACCACTGTGACGGATATCTAAACCCATATTACAGTTCACAGCCCTTAATCCATCAACAACTACGTTATATGGTGCGGGTGCATAGTTATGACCTTTAATCTGCATCCCTTTTATACCTTTTATTGCAGTGTTATTTGTAAGAGTTACATTTCTACTGCCATCATCAACTTCAAAACAGTTTGAGTTCTGAGGGACAAGATGCCCTGCTGGTCTTTCTGATCTACATCCAGTTATCAAAAGATCTGAGGAATGATGCGTTGTTAAGTTATCATCACCAGCACCTTTAACGAAACAATTTTCTACAGTAATAAATTTTGATGGATCAGCGTCATAAGTTGCACCATTACTGCCTCTTTTATATTTAGGTGCAGTTATATCAAGATTATGTTTGTGGGCATCTAAACATCTAACATTTTTAATTAGTGCATATTCTGTAAAACAAATGCTTAAGGTGTCGCCATTATTGTCTTGCTTCGCATCACCATCAGTAAAGGCTACATCAGTAATTGTATCTTCCAATCTTTCACCACCAGATACAGAATGTCTTTGGCTGTTAAAATCTAATGTCATATCTTGAATCGTCACATATTGTACTTTTCCTCCAATAGTCACCGAAACATTGCCACTGGTTGTAACTGAGTTCCCAACAGTAAAAGTAAACGTTCCAGCACTGGAATCTACAGCAGTTATTTCATAAGTACCATCTGTGCTGCTACCTGTTGTAAAATCTGCCGTTACTAATCTTTGAACAGCAGGTGCTAAGACAGAATAATTTGTACGAGCAGATCCATCAGCATTAGTAACCGTATGATTTCCAGTGATCGTGACAGTAACAGTAGTTCCTGATTGTGCATATGTTCCTGTTATAGTGACGGCTCTTTTTCCAGTTCTCATCAATGTAGTATCACGACCCACACTATCCATCATTTTTATAACAGTAGATTTTCCATCACCGACAAGATGGCTATTGCTAGGAATTTCTATTGTCTTATTAACTCTATAAGTACCTTTAGGAATATAAACCTTGCTACTGCCAGCCGCAGCATTTATAGCTGCCTGTATCGCTGTTGAATCATTTGTACTACCATCACCCGTAGCACCAAAATCTTTAACAGAAAGAATATCTTCACCCTTGCTTTGAAATGTTCTTGCACTAGCACCAGTTCCTGTCTGAGTGAAATCATCCATACTGGCATTCGTAAAACTTGACCCATTATGAAATTCAACCTTGTTAGTTGTGCTGTTATATCTAAAATCACCAGCCGCAGGGCTACCTGGTCTTTCTGCTGTAGTTCCTACAGGCAAACGCATTGCACCTGTATAGTTATGAGTTAATGTCCCAGATATTGTGCCACCTGTTAATGGTAATAGCCCAAAATTAGCCTCATTAATTTTCCCTAATGTTATATATCCATCATTTGCTGCATTTCTTATTTTAAGTTCGCTTGTACTTGTATTTATATGTGGTTGAAAAGCTGTGTTAATAGATGGATCGCCCGTTCCACTGTTTAATGAATTTATAGCAGCAGTAATTTGATTTAGTTTTGTTCTGACATTCAAGCCAGTACCATTATCTATTACATATCCAGAACCACCGACTGCGTCTACTCTAGCCATCTTAATTAAGTAATAATAGGTTCATTCTACCCTTTTTTACCAAATCCAACAGCAGTAAACCCAAAATTTCTATCAACTGCACTACCAGAGCTATTTTTAAAGGTAACGGTAAAGCCCGCCCCACTAATTGAAGAAAGTTCAAAGAAATCTCCACTGGCTAAATTTTGTGCAGTAATACCAATGGATGGCAACGAACTGTTAACACCACCCAAAGCTGAAGTTCCTGTAAAGAACTCATTATCGAATGTAATAGCCTTCGCACCCGCTCCAGATGCAATATTTGATGTGCTTTGTTCTGTTCTTCTTGGGAAACTGGCTGTATAACCAAGTTGAGTAACTTTTATATCCTGGTTAAGGTTATTACTGGTTAGCTTTGCTCTGAATTTAAAAGATTGCCCCTTAAATCTTCCGTTAGCAAAACTTTGAAACGGTGTATAATCTGCCCCACAAGTAACATTGCCACTAGTTGATACAGCGTTTGTCACTTCTACTTTAAATTGATTTGCATTGACAATAGATGTAATTTCAAATTCACCATCTGTAGCAGTTCCAGATGTAAAATCACAACTGACAAAATTACCAACTTTAAAATTGTGATTTGAAATATCTATAGTAACTTCTGTTCCTCCTGATTGTGTATACGTACCACTGGGAGAATATGTTGAAGCATTTCCAGAGGTTTTGACTAATAAATCAGCAGCAGAATCAAAAGCGTTAACACCATCAAAATCTGTCATTAGATCAATGTCTGTAATAAAATCAAAAAGATTATTAGGAATGAAACCCTCTGCAAAAATATGTCTTTTTAATTCAAGATTATAAACAGCACCTAAATCTAAAGCAGTTCCACCTGCCGTACCACCAAAGTCATAAGTACCTTCTGATGAAATCGCTCCGAAATCATCTAAAGAAGCAAGGGTATCAAAGTCTGTGATGTCATCAAATAAACCTGTCGATGTTAAATCAATACTTGCTGTATCTGTTCTTACTTCAACAGTGTCACTTCTTGTACCTTGAAATATTGGGTCATCTAAATCTTCTCTTCTTGTTAATACTGCTAAAGGTTCTATTTCTTCTGGCATATCTAAAATAACACTTATTTCACCTGAACTAAAATTACCGCTGTCATCCCTTGCTTTAAGTATGTATTCACCTTCAATTGCTGGACATACTGCAAGAGTGGAATTACCTGCAAGTGCTGGAATTAAATTTGTAGAGTTCTGAAATGTTGCAGTTCCATCAACAAGCGTATTATGCCTGACATATATCTGTCCTCCATGAATAACATCAGCATCAGGATGCAAGTCCCATCTAAGCCTTACATCTTTATCATTTATAGGCTCTAAAGATAATCCAGTAATGTCTGAAGGTGGTGCTGTTTTACCTTGAGCAACAAAGTCCAGTGTGGTTGCAGTAGAGCTTATATCCCCTAAAGTATTGTATGCAAAAACTTCAATTTCATAAGTTCCCGCAGAAGAATTAAATATTTCAAAATCATTACTTAAAACTCTTACACTTGTAAAATTATTATCATCTAATCTGTAATTGACTTGATATTCATTAACACCGCTTACTGCTTCCCATGTAATAATAATTTTTGAAACTGCTTTATTGTTTATCGCAACAATTTTTTCAACAGCTTTTAGATTTGTTGGTGGATTAACAGGATTGTTAAGAATAGTTATAGACCTATCCTCTATGGTTTCATTCACTTCAATCGCATCATATTTATTGCTCACATATGACAAGGCTGTAATATTATAAACTGCACCATCGCTTTCACTGACGCTGACAACCCTAAATAATTGTGATTGGACATCGTCATTTTGAAACAGCCAAACTGTGTTGGCATTTGGTGTTTGAGAATATGTACCAGAAACTGTAAAAACTGCTCCTTCTAAAGTAGAAACTGTTTTAGTTTCCATAGTTCCATCAGGTAAGATAACAGATAATTTTGGATTTGATCCTAAAGTGCTTGTCTGTAAATTTACAGAAGTTATATCATCAATAGTTATTGCTGAAGTAGTAGCAGATTTTACTTTCCCTCCTCTTCTCAAACCTGACCTTACAGGATCAGCAATTTCAATAATAGAACCTGGGCGAACGATAACACCAGTATCTATTGATGTTGAAAAGGATACAACTTCAGATTCTCTTTCCTGACTGAATAAAACTGCCCTTGCTAATCTTCTGGCCTGACTTGGACTGGTTGTAGCAAATGCTTTTATATTTTTAACAACAATTCCATATTTTGCCTGTCTATCTATATCATCTTGATTTGGATTATCACCTGTAACATCATCCCCTACAGTTTCATAATCAATTTCTCTTGTTTCCATATTTAAATATGAAACATTTATAATTGTGCTTCTGGTTTTTAAATCACTACCTGAATAACTGAAACCCTCTTCTGTAACATTTGATAAATTAAATAAATAGCTAGGGTCTTTTGGTTTGTCTTGGGTAAGACTTATAGAACCAGCAGACCAAATAGGCATACACCTCATGACACCAGCTAATTCATTAATTAATTTAAATGCCTCACTAGAACTTTGAATACTCACATTACAACTAAATCTAGCCTCCTCTCCACCTCTTCCATCATCAACTAATTCATTAGCAAATTTACTTGCATTAAAAAAAGAAAATAAATCAATATTTTCATATAATTTTGCGTCTGTTGATTGATCAGGAGCAATATGCGTTCCAAATCCATATCTTTTATTTGTCATAAGATCCAGCAATATCATTGCAGGGCAAGTTGTCCAAACAGCAGCACCCATAGTGCCATCAAATACATAACCACTTGGATAAATAATACGACCTGTTGTACTATCAACACTGCAAGTAGGAGTTAGAGTGCAAGTTGGACTACCAGCAACAGTTTGAGAAACACTTACATCAAATTGAAATTGATCGGCTGTTACAGTGTTGGCTATTACCGTATAAGATCCAGTAGGAGTTGCCCCTGCATTTGGTGTAAAAACAAAAGAGTCTCCAGCAACAAAACCATGACTTGTACTATCTACAGTAACCCTAAATCCTGATTGATTGTAACTGCCAGAAATACCGCTCGCACCTTGCGAGGAAGGAATTCTTACTTTTATTCCTCTAATACGAAAAGCTCTTTCTGGAACAGTACTGAATTGTTTTGAATCTAATTTTAAAGAAGTATATGCACTATCAAGATAAGTAAGATTATCATCTTTTAATTCAATATACGAGTTCCAGCTAAATGTATTAACTTCATTAGTGTCAGTACTATCAGCAGTTTCTCTTGTCACTCTTATATCTACTGGAAACGAACCAGTTAAATCAATCAAATAACTTCTTTGATATAAGTCTGTAGTTCTACCTTTAACAGTATCAGTTATTAATGTTGTATAACCACCATTATTATATTGGACTTTTATTTTTAACTTTACCTTTGAACCTAACTGATCTCCTTTGGAAGTGATTTTTTGTAATTGTGGAAAATCTAATATAACCCTTACCTGGTCTACTGTGGTGTCTGTAATCTGTCTTGTAACACCGTTTGTTAAAGATTTAGTTACTGTTACACCAACTACTGTTGGACTACCTGTTGCTCTTACACCTTTAACTTTTGTTTGATTAGAAGTACCAAATCTTACATCAAAACCTACATCAGCAAAATTAAAATCACTGTCACTAGGGTCGGAGGAATCAGCAGTTGATTCTAAAACTGGAGTATTACTCAGAAAAATATCTTTTAAACAGGCATTATTATAAGCAGTAGTTCCTTGTGTAAGCCCTTCTTTTGATGGACTGGCAAAACCTTCAATCTCACCTTCCGATAAAAGATCTAAAACTCTTAATTGCTGTCTTGAATTTAGATTATCTGGGGTAATTTTTGGTTTTTTGGGATTATCACCGCCACCGCCATAGCCTCTAATAATATTTTCGGTCATACTTCCACCTCATCAGTTGTAATGTCTCCACTGATCACCACTGAGCCAGTCAAAATTTCACCATAACAAATTGGGACAGGAGTACCAGCCCTAGAAGTATTTTGCAGCCCACTAAAACTAAATGAAACTCTCGGATCACCTTCAAGATTAGGAGGTTCTGGTAAAGGGAAAAGCATTTCACTAACACCTTGAAGGACTAAAGAAGCACCCACAACACTAACAAAAGATCCAACACCTGCGGCAAATCCAGTAACAGCACCTCCTGTTAGTTCTGCTCCAGCCTTGCCAAACACACCAGCACCAGGAAATAAGAATGATGCGCCTATTAATGCTGCGCCAAAAATAAATCTTCCGAATCCGCTACCAGCACCACTTATTACAGGTACAAATTTAATTTCTTGTGTACCCGATAAGTCATGTAATTCAGTTTCATCAATCTCAACATCATTTACTAATACTGCATAATATCTTTTGTTCATATATGTTTCTGCTTTTGGAAAGTTATTAATTAAAAAACTTACTGCTTTTGCAGGGGTGTTGGCATTGATTTCAAATTCCTTATGACCAATAAACTCACCTAAATCCCCATAAAGTTTTAATTTAGTCAACATAACGATACTTTGCTCCTGTACATTTTTGCAGCCAAGCAGAATAAGGCTCTCTACAAGATAGTCTATCGGTTAAATGATGTAAAACCTCCCCATTTAGGAAAATAGCAACGTGATTTAATCCTTTGCCGAAAATACTCATAAATAAAAGATCACCATTTTGTAACTGTTCTTCTGGTCTTAACTGTCTAAAACCAGTTTTCCAAGCACATCTTTCAAACATAGGGTCTTTATTGAAATCTTCTAGAGTTATAGGTCTTTCCCAATCTCTTAGCTCTATGTTTTTAGTTTCTTTATACCAATCACGAACAAGCGACCAACAGTCAGAAATTCCCCATACCCATTGCCTACCCAGTAATGGTGCTTTATATCCTGTAGGTTCACAATATCCCCACTCTTCGGTTTTAGGATTAACAATATGCCATACTAAGCCACTCTGCTCACAACTGACTTTATCAGCCTGACTAGGACTTGGTGGAGTTATTGGATGACTATGAATCACTGCAATTATTTCACCTCTATTATCTGCCTTTACATAATCTTCTGGATCAATAATAAAACACTGATGTTGTGTCATTGAAAGATTACGACAAGGGTGGTAACTTTCTTTACCCTTAATATTTAATAAAAGACCACAGGACTCCTTTGGGTCTTGTTCCTTTGCGTGAATAAGAGCAGATTCTTTCCAATTCATCCCACAAACGTACCAATAGATGGAAAATCCTTTCTAGTACATATTCTATTAGGGCATTTTACATTTGCCATATCAAGAGCGGCAGCCAATTCAAACTGTACAATTTCTCTGGTCTCTGCTGATTTTCTTGCAACTGTGAATACTTGTTGCGCATCTTCAACATTCTCATCAACTGCACCTGATGGATTGTCGCCATCAAAATTATCATTAGGAAGAAATTTTGCCAAAGTTCTTTTCCTAGTAAATTTTGCACCGATAAGATCATTTCCTACACTAAACTGATTTACTTCTAGTAGTACGGTACTTATAAGACCTGTGGCATTACTGATAGTTAAAGTAGGTCTTGGCAGTTGACCACCTTTGTATTCAAAACCTTCAGCCTGAACAGGAAATCTTTCATAATTATTACCATTCCATTTTATTTTACCGTTTAAATTAAGACTTGAACCAGCATGAAAATAATATGTTTGATCTCTACCATGAACTGCCTGAGTTAACTCCAATTCAAACAATTCAATAACTGCACTAGGATTGACATTTTGTAACTCGCTTACATATTTTGTTGTACTCATGGCTCAAATACTTCTCTAAAGGTTACCTGCACTCTCGCTCTATTTAAGTAAGGTATTGATTTATTCCAAGATTCGCATACAAATTTTAATGAGGTTGCTTCACCTGGAGGAGTAAAATCAAAACTTGCGCTATCGTTTGCGCGGGCATCAAGGAAGGTTTCTATTTCGTCTGCTTGCGATTCTGATACTTCAAAAGTTAGGTTGAAGACTTTAGGATTTTGATGCTCTGCAAGGCCAAATAACAATCTATGTTCATAACCATCTGCAAAACGAACTGTTCTTGTGTTCGGTGCAGATCTTTTTTGAACTCCGTATGTTGGAGTAATTGATGGAAAAGTAGCCATTATGCAAGTAAACCTCCAGGTCGTTTTTCATTTATTAATTCTGATTGTATAGCAGCCGAAATAAGAGCACCAAGTTCTCTACCTCTTTGTTCATCTCCTTCAACAGAAGAACCAGAAGCATCTACATTTACTATGATATTTGTTGAACCACCCATATCAGAATTAGGAACTATACGACCACCTGCATTTGGAACAAACATTTCTGGCCCACGCTCTCCAACCATATAACTTTTACCAGCACTAACAAGACCACCATTTGCTCTCTCTCCTGAGAAAAATTTTCCTACATCTCCAGGTAAACCTCCTAAGAAAGCATTTACTCCAAATTGGATAAGTGATCTTTGAATCTGTGAAAATACACTACGAGCAACATCTCCAAGAGTTTTAGTTCCTTGTATTGCACCATCTATTGCGTCAACTAAACCTGTTTCTACTGTTGAAGCAATACTTGAATATAAATTATTTAATTTTTCTAATTGTGGTTGTAATCTTAAAGCAGCTTCAAACTCATTTCTTTTTTTCTTATCTACTTTATCAGCAAATTCAAGAGCTTTTTTATCAAATTCTCTAAGTTTTTGTCGAATTTCAGCTTCTCTTGTTCCTAAAGTTAAAGATTCATTCAAAAATAAATTTTTATCTCTTACAGACTTAGTTATTTGATTATATTGTTCTGTTCTTAATTTTTCTAAATCAAGATTTTCTTTATTTTTTTCTTTTGACAACATTAAAGCAATAATTTCTTCATCAATTTCTTGTTTTCTTGTCCTACCTGATGCTCCCTTTAAACCAGCCCTTTCTGTAAATAAAGCCTGAATATTTGTATCTGTGCTATTTCTAGCTTGACCAAGTAACTGCCTTCTTCTTAATCCAGTTACTCTTTCACTACCTCCTGTAAGTAACTCAGCAGCTTTAGCAGCAACTTGAGTAATAAATCTTGTTATTGAAGATTGAAGTTCTCTTGTTGATTCGGCAAAATCTTGTAATGCTTTTACTCCATCTTCTCCAACTAATTCTTCCATTCTTCTCATTGATTCATTAAAAGCAACTTGTTTACCTTCTGTTTTTTCAAGTATTTCTAAATACTGTGCTGATGGTGTACCAGCCAAACCTAAAGCGTTGCTAACACCAGAAACATTAAATGAAAAAAAACTTACCGCTTTTCCTAATTCTTCTAATTTTTCTTTTGCAGTTGTAAGTTGTTGAAGAACAGCGGTTGCAACAAGACCTCCTGCAAATCCTCCCATTTGCCCACCCACTTTTGTACCAATAAATCCACCAGCAAAACCAGCAGCACCTCCTAATGGACCTTGTCCAAATAACAATGGGAATGCACCACTTACTAAACCACTTTGTAAAGCACCACCACCTAATGCACCTTTTCTTAAGTTGCCCAAAAATCCTTGATTGAGGCCAGGAAACATTCCTTGTTTTTTTCTTATTTGATTACTTTTAGTATTAAGTTCATTTTGTTTAGCTATAGCAAGATTTTGATTTTTTATAGCTTCTGTAAGAATGTCATAATCTCTACCACCTATTTTTACTTGCTTTCTTAAATTTTCAAAAGCTTCTAAAGCTGCTTCTTGTTGTTGTTGTGTCTGACCTATAACTTTACCTGTTTTATTTACTTGTTGTGCATATCTTTTAATTTGTCCTGTTGCTTCTGCAACTTGATCACCAACTTTTCCTCTTATTGCTTTACTTAAATCTAAACTTCTAATCTTACTAACACTTGTTTCTAATTCTTTTGCCTTTGCTGTTGCTTTATCAATCTGTGATAAGCCAATCGCTCTAAATTTTATATTTACACCATATTCTCCTGCCATGAGATTCGACCTAAAAACAAAACTTTATTTTAGTGTACCGCTTTTAGCGTTTTCTTGCTCGTGATTTATTTTTAGAATCTTCTATAGCTTTATCTTCAATTTCTTTTTTTAATTCAAAAAAAGCAACCCAATGAATTAATTCTTCTTGAGTTAATTTGTTAGATAATTCTTTTATAGTCATGCCTAGCTCTGTTGCTAGAAAAAACATAAAAAACCAATCATTTTTAGCTTTTTAAAGTTGCTTTCGCTTCCTCCAATTTATAAATATCGCCAGAATTTAACATTGCTAATTGAATATCTTGTAAAACTCCTGCATTGATTTCTCGTCTTAGTGATGCTTTATGACCATCTTGAAATAATCTTTTACCATCTTTATCTAATGCTTTTGTAATCATTAAATTTAGTGCGAACTCATCACCAGAGGCAGTGTCTCCAGATCTTGCAACAATTGATTCTCTTTCTGCAATAGTTAATGGATGCCAATATATTTCTAAAATTGTTTCATTTCCATCTTTTAATTCATATAAATATTTTTGGCTTACACCAAATTTATTTTTAAGAAGTTCAATAGCTTCCATACAATTATTTAAAGTTCTTATATTATACTAAGCATTAGCCGTAAATTGGCAAGATATTATACCGACAAAGTGACTCCTATCTTCAACATCTAACGGAGTTGGACCATTGATATCACGAACTTTTGGCGAACAGCTAAATGTATCAACATAAGTAGAAGTATTAACAGAAGTTAAGCCATCTATTACAGATTCACAAACACTAGACAATATTGATGTGCCTTTTGATTTAGGAACATACACATTACATTGAATAACACCAGAATAGTAATCTGAAGCTGCACCTTGATTTTGTATTGTTGATTGTTCAAAATCTACAGACATTAAAATATACTTTTTTGTCTTTCCAGGATTTGTAAAATGCACATTATCATAGACCATTAAGACAGTAGGATCTGCATCAGTTACTGAATCGGTAACTGCTTTTTCAAATGCTGCTCTTGTATTTACTAAAGTCATAATTAAAATTCAGTATATCT